ACCACCTCTATCGGAACCACTACCAGACTTCTGATACAGAATTGCTGCTAGGTCGTAGTGGGATTGCTCCCAGTCGAACCTAGGCTGGTTCCGAACTGTCCTAAAGAAACACAAATCATACCCAGTGGGCGCCTTCACAGGCGTGCCATCCTGAGCGCGAACAGAGCAAGTACGCTGCTTAACGGGGTCGAAGATTTGCACCTTAGACTCCTGCAGATACCGCTCGCCAACCCAGTCCTTCTGGATCAGGTGGCCGTCCCCATAACCGTCGGGGCCGAAAAGTAGTTCGCTATCAAGTGGGATGTAGGACAGTAGTATCTCCGCTGCACCAAGCTCTCCCTTGCGGAAAAACTCATTGTGCAGCACCCTGAGGTACTCAGGGGAGATATCTTTCTTAAGGTACACGGGTCTAACATTTTTACCAAATAACCAGTCAGTGCCGCACGATTCGCGGAAGGAGCCAGACCAGAACGATTTGTTCAGATTGACTACCAACCCTACTGCGTGAAACACTTTCAGGACGAGTGGAACACATTCTACGGGACATATGATATCGTCACCGTAGACGCTTACTGTGTCGTCCTCGCAGTCGAACTGATCAGCGCACGCACGCACAATAGCCCAAAATAACAGGCTTTGTACGGGAAATGTGTAGCCGTTCCCCATTCCGGAGAACTTCTCCATCTCCAACGTGCGACCCATAACCGATACACGGTCTGAACGAATGTCGCTCAGAGCCGCAAACCATTCAAGGGGGTACTGATCCATCACCAGCCGATAGGCGATGTTGTCCGATGCGCTGGTTAGGTCCAGAGTTGCTAAAGCTCCGGTTAACGATCCACGCCTGGCCATAATGCTTTGTTTACTTTGGCCCTGGCGTATATCGACACCAACGGTCAGCAGCTTATCGCGGATGTAATCGCCGTACGCCGTTTGGGCGTATTTGTTTAACGGCGGTTCTTTAATAATCGCGCGATGCTCGAAGACGGTTTTTGGTACGAGCTCAAGAACAGCTGATTCGACAATCAGGTCCATAGGGACACTGACTAGCGGACAGTACGGTACAACGAAACCCGTATTGCCGCCATAGTCGAACCCCGCGTCCAACGGGGACGGGCGATGGTACTCATACGATATAGCGCACGAAGCGCGAACCGTTACCATC